CTTAAGCCTGTTAAGAAGATGATTGAGCTTAATAAGTTCTCAAATGAATTCAATTCATTGGATCTTAGTAATGCAACAGATAGATTACCTGTTGAGTTACAAAAAGATATCCTCAATTCCCTCGGTTTAAGAGGAGATTTATGGAAGAATTTATTAAACCGTCCGTATTTTTATGACGGATCATTTTATAACTATGCTGTTGGTCAACCAATGGGTGCTTATAGTTCTTTCACAATGTTAGCTTTAACTAATCATGTTCTAGTTTTATCTTCCTTAGAGAAGTATGAGAAAGGTATGGGCCAGTATAGTGTTTTGGGTGATGATGTTTGTATTCATAGCAATGAAACATCTTCTAGGTACACTAGTTTCTTAATTGATTTAGGTGTTGAGGTAAACCCTGTTAAGGGTTATTATGGTCATCTGATCGAGTTCGCTAAGAATTGATTCCACAATAGTGGTATCAACCTTTCACCCTTAGGTGGAAAGGTTCTTTTACGAACAAGTAGAAAACCAATATACTTCACTGCGCTTATAATGGATTTTCTTTTAAAAGAATATTCAACAATTTTGAAACCGGTGTTACAACAATATAATAATTTATTGTTATTTATTACTAAAGGTGAGATTAATTCCATTTTGGATATTAATTTTACTATTAATAATAAATCCCTAAAATGATTATTTAGCGCCTTAGGACCCCAAAGTGGTTTTCATAACGTTCAACTAGCAGATAATGTAGACATTGCGTCTATCAAACTCTGTTATGAAGAGTTAGTAAAACAACTTGGTTTAGAACTTACATCAGTTAACACATTCTATTTTAAAAGAATCTGCCAACTTTCATGAGTTGGTTCTAAAAATATTACAGATATTTTTAAGGAATCTTACAATAGTTTGAAGTTTATATTACACCCATCGGTGTGAATATCTAAACCTCCTATTGCCATACCCCGTGGACGCTTGGCCATTGTTGCCATGGCAGCCTCGGCTCCCATTCTTATTGTACTTTTGATCAATAAGTTCTGAATCCGTTTATTTTCATTACTGATTCCACTCTTATGTTCATGGTTTTTGTTTATTACTGGTGGTTCTTTCTTATCCAAAAAGTTTATTAATAATTTTTATTTTATTAAAAATTCTATTAAACGCTTCATTCACAATTTCATTTTACAATGAGATTTAGTTAATGCTGGAAAGACTCAACCCATTCCCATTTCCATTATTAAGACGAAGGCTCCCTCTCAAGCAGTGCTTAAGAGGACCTATGTCTTTTACAAATGAATGGAGAATGCTTATAGTCAGATACCGGTTCAAATCTTAATTAATAAGGTGATTAAAAGGGATAATAATACCCTACCCGCTGTTTTAACAACGGAGAAGTTATTATGTTCCTTAATTCCAGATTATAATCTTTATAATCGAAGAGTTAAATTACAATTAATTAATGATAAGAAACGTAATCAGTCTAATAAGAAAAGTAATACATTTAAACGTAAATATAAGTTTAAAAATCGAACGAGTAGTATTAAATAATCTAATATTATAAAAATATTTAATAATACTATATAACCAGTAGTTTGATGGTTAAGTTTTTACTTGACTCACTGATTTCATTGTAGTCATGAATACTATTACTTATCTTTTCTCTCTATTAAACAAAATTCGTTAAACAAACAGTCCTTATACTTAGATAAGAATCTGATTAATTTATTAACTCATTCTGAAGCTATAAAGGTGTTAAAAGATGAAGCCTAGTCTTTTAATTCCGGACTATTGATATGCTGGGTGAGACTCCCAAGGTATTGCGAGAATACGCTGGAAGCAGTAATTCTTAACGTCAAACTTTGGTCCAATGAAAAACCAAAGGATTTAGTTTATATGATTTTCTATTCTAAAGAAAGAGAAACCTTTAACCCTAGGCAAAGGGTCTACATCACTTGAGAAAAG